AGAAGATGCGCCACAGCAGTGCTCCGATAGTGGACTCCGATCCTACAAGCAAATCGACTGCTGTTGTGCCCAGCATGACGCCGAGCGTTCCGAAAACTGCGTAGGCCAGAACCGTTCTCATGCTTTCCTCCAGATGTTGAACTCTTTCAGGAACACCTCGCGCATCACGTTGATCGCTATCTGTTGAGCGTCTTTGCCTGCTAGAACGGCGATGGTGACTTGCTTGGCAAGGTCGCACCACTCATCACTGCAAGCTGCCACCGCATCCCAGACGCGCCAGATTTCCTCTGGCGACTCGCTGGCAAGCCAATCGTCAACTTCTTTGGCCTGTTGTTCCTGCTCCCACTCCCAGCGATAGTGCTGCTCCCAAGCTGCCTGTTCTGCATCCTCAAACGCATTGTCGAACGACCTCATTTCGCTCTCCTTTCTGCTGCGACTTCCAGTTGCGATTTAGCAAGCAGGATGTCGCTGTAGTTCCTGTTTGACGCGGCAAGTTCACGCTTGACTGCAAGCCAGATCGCTCTATCAGCTTCCCAGTCTGCTGTGTCAGGGTTTGCCAGACGGTGCAGGACGCCGATCAGGTCGATAACGCGCTTGGCGTTTTCGATCTCGTGTTGCTCCCAGGGTTCCATGTTTGCCTCGGTTGTTGTGTTGCAGTGGTTGACATCATACGACACGAACATGGCATTGTGTGGAAAAATATTTCTATCGTTATCGCTACACCGATAGGCAATGCCTAACACCTATGTATTGCGTATGTCGTTGCCATGTAATAGCATAGACGCTTTCAGGGGGTGACATGACGCAGGAACAGGCAATCGCGCTGGCGGCAGCGTATCTGGGCGGTAAGGGCAAGCTGTGCTCGCTGCTCGGGCTAAAGAGACAGGCTATTCACAACTGGAGGCGAGCAGGTCGAGTCCCTCTCAATCGTGCTGTGGAGATCGAGCGACTGACAGAGGGTCGAGTGACTCTAGCGATGCTTAGGCCGGACTATGACCTTAACAGCCCGAAGTAAAGCGCTGCTTGTAGAGCAAGGCTATCAGGTGGCTCTAGTCGAGCATTACAACAGCTTCACCAAGCGCAAGCACGACTTGTGGGGCTGTATCGACCTGCTGGCAATCGGTCACGGCGAGACGGTGGCGATCCAGGTGACAAGCAAGTCAAACCTATCTGCTCGCAAACACAAGATCGAGGAAGCCGAGGCTTATCCTGAGATGCTGCGATCAGGGTGGAGGGTGGTGCTACATGGGTGGTTTAAGGAAGGCAACCGTTGGCAACTGAAAGAAGTGGAGTTATGAATGAGTTGGCTCTTTTCGCAGGCGCTGGTGGAGGAATACTGGGAGGCCACCTCCTTGGATGGCGAACCGTCTGTGCAGTCGAGTGGGAACCATACGCAGCTTGCGTACTTGCAGCCAGACAAAATGACGGATTTCTCCCGCCTTTCCCGATTTGGGATGACATTCGCACCTTTGGCGGCAGACCGTGGCGAGGCATTGTTGATGTCATATCTGGAGGGTTTCCATGCCAAGACATCTCAATCGCAGGCCGAGGCGATGGACTTGACGGAGAACGGTCAGGACTCTGGCGAGAAATGGCGCGGGTGGTTAGCGAAGTTCGACCCCGTTACATCTACATTGAGAACAGCCCAATGCTCACTATTAGAGGAGGAACCAGAGTCATTGCAGACCTTACCTCGCTCGGGTATGACACGCAGTGGGATGTTATGGGCGCGGCAGACGTTGGTGCTCCGCACCAGCGAGACAGAATCTGGATTGTGGCGCACACCACAAGCGCAGGAAGGGATGAGAGGAGCATACCAATCAAGGGAGGCGATGGACGCTCATATTGCGAGGGGTCATCAAATTTCATTGAGCAACCAAGTGAAACATCCGCACCTGTGGCCGACTCCAACGGTATGCGGAAATTACAACCGCAAGGGTTTGAGCAAGACAAGCGGGGATGGACTTGCAACAGCGGTGATGAAATGGCCGACGCCGACAGCGCACAACGCAAAAGAGACGAACGCTCCAAGCGAACATTTACGCAACACACCAACATTGACAGCACAAGCTGGTGGCAGTCTGAACCCAACGTGGGTCGAGTGGCTAATGGGGTGGCCGCTAGGGTGGACAGACTTAAAGCCATTGGAAACGGACAAGTTCCAACAGTGGCAGCAACAGCATGGAGTTTATTGAAATGATCTACACGCTAGCCAACGACACTGCCCGTAAACGCGCACTGGAAGCCGTACAACGCGCTAAACCGGGTTGGGTGGTATCCATCCAGCCACCCAACAGAACAAGCGCCCAGAACTCGTTCTATTGGGCCACGCTAACAGCGATCAGCGAGCAGATCAGACCGCAGAACAAGGAGCACTCGCCCGACATTTGGCACGCTTACTTCAAGGCTCGATATCTACCTGGGAGGGTTGTAGAGCTGCCGAACGGTCAGATTGTCGAGCAGGAGCCGACTACTACAGGGCTTACAAAAGGTCAGTTTTCAGACTACGTTGAAAAGGTGTTCGCATGGGCGACGAGTCACGGTCTGGTGATGACAGACGAGATGTCTGTTTTGCGTGTGGACAGCGACACGACAACGCAAGACTCATCACTCTCCCTACTGGCTCCGTAGTGGGCTTGCAGTCGAGAGAGTACGCGCTCCACTGCGAGGCGATGACTGTGTTGCGCTGGTCGCTGAAAAAACGCAGGGAGCATCTGGAGCAGGTAGAGAAGGCCAGAGGATTGCCAGCAAGACGGGAGCTAGAGGATGAACTCAGAAAGTGTCACGCGAGTGCGAAGGGTAAAGCCGGGGCAACGGTTCATCCTGCTACGGACAGGTGAGGTGTACACCTACCTGCGTCTGGAGATCAGAACCCCGTCCGGTATGCGGCACGTTGTCGAGCGCGACGGACGAGAGACTAGCCTCCACCATTCTTGTCATGTTGAGGTGATTGATGTTCCGCAGTAAGTCATGGCTAAAAGCCGTTGCCTCTCTATCCTGTCAGCGATGCGGTCTAGACGGTCAGACACAAGCTGCTCATGCCAACTGGGGGCACTACGGTAAGGGCATGGGGATGAAGGCGCACGACTGTTTTACCGCTGCGCTCTGTCAGCACTGCCACTTTGCCATCGACCAGGGGGCAAAGATGTCTGGAGAGGAGCGGAGGGAAGCCTGGGAGGATGCGTTTCGCAAGACGTTGGTTTCGTTGGTTCAGAGTGGTCTTATCAAAGCGAGGTAAACATGAAAAAAGTAGCAGTGGGTCTGTTGTTATCTCTGGTTGCCAGTGTTGCTTACGCTGCTTGCAGCACACACACATACTTTGTCAACGGCAGGTATGTCACCTGCACTACCTGTTGTTACGGTAGCAATTGCAATACGAATTGCTTCTAGCAGGGTTGCCTGTAAGGTTGGTGTAAGGCTTTACAGGCAAACTTTGTTTTCGTATGATGGCTCGGCGCTGTGAGAGGCGCATAGGTCGGGTCTAAGCAGTCTCCATCGGGGACGGTCTCAGACCCGTTCATCACCCGTCAGGGTGGCCCGACCCGGAATTCTCACTCTGGGATCGTCCACCGCTGGAGATTGCTGTGCATCTGTTTATGTTTCACCTTGGCGACTATTACGCGCATACCGCGCATTTGTCGCCAATGGAGGACTTAGCCTACAGGCGAATCATCGACCTGTACTACCTCCATGAACAACCTCCGTCCGGGACACCGGAACAAATCGCTCGCCAGATCAGGATGCGTGACCAGTCAAAGGCTGTCACGCAAGTCCTGTATGAGTTTTTCACAGAGGAGGTGGGTGATCCTGTGGATAACTCTATTCAAGTGTGGCGGCACAAACGCTGCGACAAGGAAATCGAGCGTTATCAAGCGGTTAAGGATGGTGGAAAGAAAGGGGCGGCTAAGAGGTGGGCAAAGGGTAGCGATGACCAGCCTATAGCCCCCCTATCGCCACCCTACGAACCCCCTAATGCTAACCAAGAACCAATAACCAATAACCGTAAACCATTAACCAATAATAAGACGCGCTCGACGCGCTTTGATCTTCAGGAGGTGCCAGACGAATGGATCAACTTCTGCAAGCAAGAGCGTCCAGACCTCGACCCGCGCAAGACGTTCGATGCGTTCCGAGACTATTGGATTGCGCAGCCTGGGAGCAAGGGGTTGAAGGCCGATTGGCTGGCGACGTGGCGCAACTGGGTTCGCAACACTAGGGTTTCCCCCAATACACAGCAAGCTAAAAATGACCGAAAGTCTGAACTGATTTACGGTTCGTGGGAAAGGAAAGATGACTTCATCGACATGGGAGATGCCAATGCCATCCCGCTATCCATACGCTGAACGCATGATGCAGCACTTCTCGGTGATGTACGGCAACCAGAAGGTTAAGGCGATGTACATGGAGGACGACAACGGCATCATGGCTGCGAACGAAGCCTGGGAGACGTTTCTTCGCAAGACCAAGCCTGAAGTCATCCGCAAGGTTATTGATACGTTGCCGAGCCTTGGGCGCGATTGGCCTCCCAGTTTGTCGGAGTTCATGGGGATGTGCCGCGACTTTGATCGTGTCGAGCAGCGGCAAACGGTTTCGTTGCCAGCGCCGAAGCACGTTACCGAGGAAGGCAAAGCGATTCTGAAACAGATGAAAGAGATGCTAGAGAGCAAAAAAGTGAGGTTGTGATGTCAGCGTGTACGAGTTGTGGAGGATGGAAATCGAAGGTCAAAGAAAGTCGGAAAGACACAAGATTTGGTTACAAGTGGCGGCTGCGGGATTGTTCTGATTGTGGGAACCGCTGGAGCAGCTACGAGGTTCCAACGGAGTTGCTAGAAGTCGATGGTGGCAACGAAAACGGGAAGCTGGAGCGATGAAACCGGGCGCAGGTTTTGTCGCAGAACAGGCAAACAGGATGAAGGAAATCATTCAGAACAGAGCAGCACTCAACCGGGATGATCTGGAATACGTTGTCGAGCGTGTTGCAAAGCTGAAAGATGAGCGATTGCAACAATGTGTTGCTGAGCTTATCGGTTGGGGAGACGACGAGCGTGCAGAGTTGGAGACGTTTATCGCAGTTGCAATCGAGGTGATGAAGCGCACCAACGTCTCGAAACTACGCGAATGTGCTCGGATCGTTGAGTTGCGATTCCTGGCGGGGGAGTTGTCGTGAGTCCGTCTGAGATTGTCGATGAGCTAGAGGATGACCTTCGGGTAATTGCGATCAACCTCAGCCATCAAGCAGGTTTGTCTGACTGTCGAAGAAAAGTATTCCTGCGGCACGTTAACAAGTATGTGGAAAACCTGAGTATCGTGTTTGCACAGGACGAGTGTAAGTGTAGAAAGTGGATTATTAGAGACAAGTGGCGAGGATCACCAAGCCATGCAAAACGGATCGAGATTCTGCGTATCAACCTAGGAGCGAAATAACATGAACCGAGACGACATCATCAGCATGGCGAAAGATGCTGGACTGTTGCGAGGCGGAGAAGGATGGACAGAGCCGCACCGCTGGGGAATTACCGAACTTGAACGCTTCGCCACCCTCATCGAACAGCACCTGTCTCATGACAGCATCCACACCTGTAACGCTGAGTGCCAGCGTCCTGCGTGTGTTGCGATGCGTGAGGCGGTTAAGGCTGAGCGTGAGGCGTGTGCCGAGATGGTTGAAGGCATGGATGTGCAACATCCGAAACACATAGCAGCAGCCATCCGAGCACGAGGTGAGAGATGAACAAAAACGAGATCTTGAAGATAGCTGCCGAGGCCGGAGCGTTTTGGGAACTATCAGAG